AGTTGGAAATGATCCACCAAGCATAGAAAGAAATCAGTCCTATATGGAATTTTTTCATAGGATTGGCAACTCTGCTGAAAATATTAAGGTTATTCCTAATTTTTTAACAAAAGAAGAAATTGAATATCTTATGAGTGATATAGAAAATAGGCCATCTATTAGTTTTGTTTCTCAAAAAGATAATGATGGAAATGCTTTAACATATATGCATCAATATAATGGCATTGATGATATTAATAACATAATAGAAAGATGCAAAAATCAAATAGTAAAGTCTTACGGCATAGAAAAAGAAAAGATTAAAGCAAAAGAAACACATCTTAGTGTTGTCAAGTGGACTCCAGGCACATATTTAAAACTACATGTGGATGACCTTGGGTATGTTACAGACAATCATTTGCCAGTACTTATTTATCTAAGCGATGATTATGAAGGTGGAGAGATTAATTTTGAACTTCATGACCTATCTATTAAGCCTAATGTTGGAGACTTTATTGTTTTCCCAGGCAACTTACATTACCCCCATGAAGTTAAAGAAGTTCTATCTGGAACTAGATACACACTTCCAATTTGGTTTACGATAGTTTAACATGACAGATAGCATTAAGAAAAGAAAACTTTTGGATGGCTCTGAAGTAAACGACTATGACCATCCAATTGATTTAATTTTGCATACAAAGGCACCAGGAAAGTGGAAACTTATTGATCTTGAAACAGGACAAGAGTATCTTGGATCAGAGATATCTCATGAAACATTTGGAGAACTTTTAAGAAGCAAGGTGGCAAAATCCAAGATAGGTTCTTGGTTTAAGACAAAAGGAAGAGTGGTAAAAAATGGATAATACAAGCAAGCCTATAACATTTCACTGGATGTGGAGAAGACACTGGCAAATAAATGACAGTATTGAAAACTTAGACCTTAACGGAATTCTTAAGATGGCAAAAGAATTAGACGGTGCTAATGTAAAATCTGTTTTGCTTCCATATGGTCCAGGTGGTATTGATTTTTCTTTAGTTATACAAGAAGCCCTGCAAAAAACTGATCAGTTAATTATGACAATTGCTTTACCATCATATGGAACAAGTCCTGACTATGCTGCTAAGATTTGTGAAACATTAAACCGCTTTGCTCCTGGAAGAATTGGAGTAAATATGGTTGCTGGAAGATGGGGCGATGAAGGAAATGGTCCTGCAGAAAAATTAGTTTTAGACCACTACATGCATGACCCATCACTTATAGATACTCTTGAAAAAAGAGTAGCAATATCTGCAGTTTGGATGGATAAGGTTATGAATTTGATGAAAACGCATCGAAACAAAACTCATATGGCAGTAGTTGGATCTTCAGACACAACAATTGAAATAGCAAACAAGCATTGTGAATATATATATGTTGATGATAATCTGTTGTTTAGAGATCAGTTTAAGAAAATTGATCTTAATCGTGTAAAGCCTATAGTTATTATTGATCCACTTATTACAACCCATCCAGATGATGAAAAGTATGTTAAGTATGATAAGAATGCCCCAGTTAGACAGCAACACCATTTGATAAAAGGAAAATTAGTTGATGTTGTTGCACAAATAAGGAATCTATCTCAGCAGTTTGGTATTTATGATTTTATGATTCATACTGATCAAGAAGACATTAGCAAATTGCTAGACATGGTGAAAAACTTTAATGATATTGTTGTGCCCGAAGGAAATGTCATCGGCTACTCTGACACAACAGTGCAAAACTTTAATAATATTGGAAGTGATCCTAGGAACATAAAAGTATTCAATAATTATTTAAGCAAAGAAGAATGTGATAATATTATTGGACTTATAAATAGCACAGAGACAAGCAATAACCGTCTTCTGCAGAATGATGATGCTGGCTGGCCTGCTATATCTTTGCTATATTATGACTCACTTACCTATTCAGAAAGATACATTCCTCAAATTCAGGATTTACTCGAAAAAGAGTACGGAGTAAAATTAAAGTCAAGGAATTCTCGCTTTGCTCAGTGGATACATAATAATAGTAAATCAATACCAATAAACGATATGGGGCATAAAGATTCAAACCATTTAGCAGGCTGGGTATATTTAAATGATGACTACGAGGGTGGAGAACTATCCTTTATTAATCAGAATATGACTATTAAGCCAAAGGCTGGCGATTTAGTTTTATACCCTGGAAATCCTCACTATTGGTATGATGTTGCTCCTGCAAATGGTTCAAGATACATAATGCCTATTTGGTTTGATTTTGTCTAATGGTATAATATTTATATGAAAAAATCTAAATGTTTTTTTTGCGAAAAAGATGCTACACATTACGATGTAGTAATAAACCATGAAGACTATATAGTTGCAGATGTATGCTTTAATCATTTGTCTATGGGCCTAGTATCTTGAAAAACATTCCACATTTAGTAACATTTCCTAGAAGTGGATCTCACTATCTTGATAAACTCATTTACAAAGAAGCAAGAATTAGTATTGATAAGTCTCATAGTATAAACAAAGTATTTGATAAGGATGGAAACAAGCAAAAAACAATTATTACAATAGTAAGAGACCCATTAGATACCATATCTTCATATTTAACACTACAAGAAAAAGAGTATGGTGATACCAATTTGGGAAGAATAGAAGAAACAATAACAAACTATGTTTTTATGCACAGTTTTCTTTATAATTATGCAGACTGTATCATAGATTTTAAAGATCTTGTGAATCGTCCAGAAGATGTAGTAAAAAAAGTTTTTAGTTTGTTAGAAATAAAAAGCACAGACTATAAACTTTTTAAAAGAACGCCTAATCTTTGGCAAGAAGAGTATATCCCATCAAGTAAAATACTACCAGGATATAAAAAATACGATTTAAATGAAGAAAATTTTGGTCTATGTTATTCTTACTACAACAAAATTTTAGAAAAAAAGATTGAGATTTAATAAATATGCTATTGCCTCACCTAGTAACATTTCCTAGGACTGGATCTCATTACTTTGCTAAACTTGTATATGAAAAAACAATGTTTAATATTCAAAGATCTCATAGTATAAATATTTCATTTGATAAAGATAATAAAAAAATAAAAACAATTGTAACTATAGCAAGAGATCCAAAAGATACAATAACCTCTTTAGTAGCATTGCAAAGAGTTCAGGGGCTTGATACACCAGACTCAAAAATAAATGAAATTATAACTCAGTATGCTATGTTTTATAATTTTTTATTTCAGGAAGCAGATTACATTATAGACTTTGACGACTTAGTTACACATCCAGAAATCGTGATAGATAAAGCACTAGATTTTCTTCAAATAGACAAAACATCTCACATCAAATTCCCTGATGAAACTGACTATGATGCTAAAGGATTAGCAAAAGGATCAAGCAAGATTATTCCAGGATATAAAGAAATAAACTTAAATAATTTTAATATGGACCTATGCTACCTGTACTATAATAAACTTTTATCAAAAGCAACAAAGTTTGCAGACGCTTGATAAGCCCAAGGATTATGGTATAATAAATTATGGATTCTTTAACACAAGACATTTTAGGCTTTTACAAATATAACCTAATTAATAGTTGGTACTTAACAAAATATTTTACAGACACAGATAATCTTGGAATGTATGCTCCTTATGCAAAAAATGCAGTTTTAAAAGAAGCAAATGAGTATAAGTATATTGGAACAGTTGATGAGGATAATACCTACGAAGTTAATAAATTTGGATTTCGTGGAGAGGTTTATGAAGATCCAGAGGTACTTGCTTCTGGCTGTTCTATAACTTTTGGACTTGGTGTTCCAGAAGAAGGAAGATGGACAAACTTTTTAAGCAAGAGTATGAATAAAGGGGTTATGAATTTAGGTAGCCCTGGAGCATCTGTAGAAAGCGTTTGCCTAAATCTTATAAAATATTGTATGAATAATAAAATGCCAAAGCAAATTTTTTGTTTAATGCCAGACTTTTTTAGAAGTGTGATTGTTTTTGATAAAGAATTTTCTCAAATGAAAACACAACGAGATAAGTTTGGGAGTCACCAAGGACTACTAGTAACTTTTTGTAATCCAAAAATGAGCATGCATGATGGATCTATCTTTATGGAAACAAAAGATAAAAGATTTATAGAGGATGCAATATCGCCACATCATTTAATTTTTAATGCTGTAAATGCTATATATATGCTAGAGGCATTTTGTTTAACAAATAATATAGAACTAAATTGGACAACATGGGATATATCTACTGCTAAAATTATGGATGAATTGTGCAATTTAAAAGATTTTCAGTTAAAAAGATATACTTCGTTTTTCCCAATAGATAATTTTAAAGGAGTTAATCATTTTATAAAAGATACTTGTTTTTTAGATCATGACTCTGAGTTTAAAGATGCTTTACAGTGGGTTAGGGGATCAGATTATTCTATTGTCGATGGTAAGAAGACAAATGTAAGTGCTCATCCAGGAATTCATTTTCAATATCATGTATCAGACTTCTTTTATAAACTTGCTAATAAGGATATTTAATTTATGAAAGCAATCCAAATTACTGAATTTAGTGGTACAGATGCAATGAAATACAAAGAACTTCCTGAGCCAATAGCAGGAGAAAATGAGGTCCTTCTTGATGTTACTGCAATTGGGATAAACTATTCAGATACACATAAAACAGAAAATACTTATCTTTTCCCGCAAAAACTTCCTATGATTCCTGGCATTGAAGTAGTTGGCCTGTATAACGGAAGTAGATATTTGGCAATAGCATCATCTGGTGGATATGCACAAAAAATTGTTGCTCATAAATCTGCTATTTTCCCAATTCCAGATACAGTTACAGATCAGCAAGCCCTTTGTGTTCTTATTCAGGGAACAACTGCATGGCATTTGTTAAAGACTATGGGAAACCTTCAAAAAGGTCAATCTGTTGTAATTCATGCTGCAGCAGGAGGCGTTGGAACAATTGCTATTCAATTAGCAAAGATGTGGGGAGCAAAAGTAATTGCGGTTACATCCTCTGCAGAGAAGGCTGAAATTGCTAAGTCACTAGGTGCAGACGTAGTTATTAATGCAGAAAATAAAGAAATTGTAAAATCAATACGCCAAGCAAGTGGTGGTGCTGATCTTATTTTAGAAATGGTTGGTGGAAAGACTTTTGATCAGAGCCTTCTTGCGCTAAATGCTTTTGGTAAACTGATAACTTTTGGAACTGCATCACGAACTGCACCATCGCCAATTAATCATCGTTCGCTTATGTATGGATCAAAGACTGTTTCAGGCTTCTGGTTGGTAGACTGTTTTGGAAAGAAAGAAATGCTCAATGATGTAATTTCCGAACTCTTTCAGTTAGTCGCCGATGGAAAACTTAAGCCAGTAATTGGTGCGACTTATCCACTGAGTAAGGCTGCAGATGCTCATCGTTCAATGCTTGCTCGTGAATCTGTAGGGAAAATAGTCTTAGATCCTGGGCTGTAATAACTATGGACTTTATAACAAGAGATATTCTGTCTTTTTATAAGCAAAATGAAGAAAACAATAAGTATTTTAAAAAACACTTTGCAAGCAATGCAATTCCTGGGTTTCTTGATTCATTTAAAGAAGACCCCTACAAGGCTAAACCTTTAGATGGAAAATTACATCTTGGAATAGTAGATGACAACAATACATACAAAATTAATAGTTTGGGACTTCGTGGTGAGGTATATGAAGACTCAGAGATAATAGCGTCTGGTTGTTCTATAACATTGGGAATTGGTGTTCCAGAACTGGGAAGATGGACAAACCTATTAGAAAAGAAAATCAATAAAAATATTTTAAACTTAGGGAATACTGGAGCATCTGTACAAACTATTTGTACTAATCTAATACAGTATTGCATGAACAATAAAATGCCCAAAGAAATCTTTTGTTTAATGCCAGATTTTTTTAGAAGAGTGGTTGTGGTAGACAAAGAGTTTTATGAATCAAAAGTAAAAAGAGATGGCTTCGAAGTAAATGATGAACTTGGATACGTCTATTGTGGTCCAAAAATCACTATTGTAAAAGACTATATGTCTATGCATGTAGAAGATCAAAAATATATAGAAG